CTCCAATCGTGATAACGACCCTCACCTAACATTTCTTTTGTTTTGAAGAATTGCATAAGTTGCACCATTGCTTTTTCAGCGTCAAGAAGTGTTTCATAATGTTTATTGTAATCTTTTTTCATAAGTTCTCTATCACCAACTTTGGTTGCTTTTGAAAAGTCTTTTTTTAGATTACCAATACCCTTTACAAGATTTCTTAATGCATTGACTTCTTGTTTAGTAACTTCTTTTAATTTTTTACCTCGTTTGATAGTATTGATATGTTTTTTATTTACATATTGAGATTGAAGTTGGTCTATTTTCATATCCAAAACTTCCCTAAATGATTTCTCGTTTGTTCTTGCTGCATATAATACTCTACCGATATCATATTCGTCTGCTAAATCTTTTAATGCTTCTTTTGCAATTGGTGGTGCGCCTGATGGTCTGTATATTTTTTCAAGTTCGTCCATCATTTCACCATAACCTTCGTTTACTTTTTTATATCCAACGACATCTGGTTTTGGGTGTCCACCTTGTGAACCACTTGTTGGTGCCGAAAATGCTCTTGGTGTATCGTAATGTCCTGTTCCTGTTCCGTCGATTCCGGCAGTTGCAGTTGTTGATACTTCTTCAAGTTCTTCGTCTTTTTCTAATTCTTTAATAACGAAGTTCTTGACGTATTCTTTTAACTTAGCTATTTTGTCGTGTTTGGACATTTTTGATTTCCTTAATTAATTCATAGTATCTCATTAATGCAACCACGTGTTTATCTTTCACGATTTTTCCTTTTGTAGCTTCGTCAGTATAGTCAATAGCTTCTGTCAATTTAATCTTGGTAATCTTATCATTGACTTTTGGAAGTAATGCTTTTAGAGCTCGTTTGATTTTTACTACTTCATTGTCTATGAATTCTTTTAGTGAGTTCGTATTGGATACATTGTTGATATATTCTTTCAACAAGTTTTTTTGACTTTCATTTAAAGATTTATACTTAGAATTAAACTTATCAACTAATAATTGATAGCTCAACAATCTTAAGTCTTTTTTCTGTTCACTAAACTCTTTTACTAATGATGAACTACTATGTGCTTTATTAGTATTTTGAACGATATGTTCAGATATTGTAATGACCGAGTCTGTTCTTTGAACTGGACCAAAATCTTCTTTACCTGTTTCAGTTCCAAACAACTTGTAAACTGATGCCATAATTTTAAAATTAGGTAAACGAGTATTGAAGAACTCTTTTATGTCATAATTTTCTTTTATGGTTTTAATTAAATTGTATTTTTCATTATTTAATCTACGATTAGATAACTTTCTACGACTTTTCACTACCGCCTCGACTAATTGAGATGCGTGAGAGTCATTTTTATACTTTTTTTCTAACAAAATAGAATATAATTCGTATTCTTTACCCATTTCAGTTTTTTTATTAAAGAATTCTTTAAAAATTGTTACTGATTTGGGCCCTTCTGTACCATTTAACACGTCAACTGTTATTTGACGAGATAAAAGTTCATAAAGAATAGCGGTATTCTTTATCTTGTTATGTTTAACATTTAAAGACATTTGAGCTCCAACTATAATATGTGTTTTTTTCTAATAATAAATATAAAACTTTCAAGAAATCGGTATTAATCTTTATCGTTTTCTTTTTTATATTCATCATATTCTTTATTCATTTCCTCTACTTTTTTGGTCTCTTTAAGTATAGTTTTTGACTTTTTACCCATTGACTTTTTCAGTGCGTCAAAGTGTGCTAATGCAAGTGGTCTTCTGTTCTTTTCTTGTTTCCCTAATGGGTCACGTCCTCTTGCTCCACTATCTTTGAATGGTTTGTTCATTTCTGGTGGTCTTCCACCTTGCTGACCTTTTTCTCTTTTATCTTCTGAGTCTTCATCATCAAATGGGTCAAAGATAGAACCTGCTATGGTGTCAGGTGGTGTTTGAGTTTCATCTCCTCTGACTCCTACGGCTGCCATATCACTTGGTGTTCCAATTGCGTCACCGGTTTCTTGTGGGTCATTACCTTCCATTTCAATTTGTGAGTGTCTGAATTTCTGTTTTTGGTCATTAATAATTTTATTTCCAATATCAACCTTTTCTTCTTTTGAAAAATTGAAAATATTATCATATACCCAATCAGTAGGTAAAATTTTATCTTGAATCATATCACGAGCTAAGTTTACTTTTTGTCCGAACAATTCAATCTTTTCTTGTTCATACATTGTTGAAGGACTTGCTAACTCTAATTCAAAGTTTACTAAGTCTTCATCTGTATATCCTTGTGAATATAAGTGAACGATAGCTACTTTAGTTAATTCTGATACTAAAATTCTTTGTATTCTTTCAATGGTTCTGGCAAATCTTACATCTTCTGCTGCAAGTGTTGCTTTACCACCCATATTTTCATCAAATCCTAAGAATGCTTTTGGAACTCTTAGAGATGCTAATAATTTGTTTTTCAAATATTCAATGTCTTCTGTTGAATCATAATCAATACCACCTAATTCTTCAATGTTTGTTCCACTATCTCCACCTCGAACTGGCATAAAGAAGTCTTCTGTTAGGTTTTGTATATTATATTTAAGATTATATTCACCAGTATTCTCATCAAGGAAAGGTGTTTTCTTCATTTTGTTGATTATTCTTTGCATATAGTTATCAACTTCTGCTGGTGGTATATTTCCAATATCTATTTTGAATACTCGTTTAGAAGGTGCTCTCATAATTCTATGAATTAACATAGCGTCTTCCATAAGTGTTAATTGTTTCCAAATCTTTCTCGTAGATTCAATCATTGACTTACCATAAGGTAAAAAATTACTATCACTTGCTAATCTGAAGTGAGCGACTTGAAAGTTTTCAAATTCTATTTTTTGTTTTGATTTTGAAGTTTGACCGAAATACGGGTGTGCTCCTTCAATACTTTCTAAATAAAACTTAGTGTAGTAAGGATTTTCAGGGTCTTCTCCCTCGGAACGAACTACTTCATAAGCGGATAATGGAACTACATTTGTAATACCATACTTTTCACTAACATCTAAGTAAAGGTAAAAGTCACCATACTTAACTAAGTTTCTAACCCAAGGCCATAGATTGAACTCAATGTTCATAATGTCATAAAATAAATTATTCAAAATATCTTTGATGTTGTCATTGTCTGACTTAATTTTTATTACATCACCATATTCACCTTTCATTGTAGATTCATCTGAGTAAATGTCCAATGCTGATGAAATTATTGGGTCCGAATCCATTGTTTCATAGTCTTTAAACAACGCTAACCTCGCTGCCATCACTTGATGAACGGTAGAATAACCTGTTCCGACTAAGTCTAAGTTGTTATGTAGTTTTGTGTATCTATCAACCAAATGTGATTTTACTTGTTTTTGCACTTGGTCTGTATCGGCTATCTTTAATTTTTTACCACCTACATTTCTTACGATTACATTTGTACTGAATAATCGTTGTAGTCTTCCAAATAATGATTTATCTGCCATTTTTTACCTCACTTTATAAGAGCCACTCCAATGACTCTTTTTCTTTACCTGTTTCCCAATCCCAACTATCATTTCTATTAACGTCGTCATTGGTATATACACCCTCAATATCTTGCATTCTACTAAGAGTTTTCTTTGTTAATTCAATTCCTTCAGTTCGTAATCTTAATGCAGTATCACGAACCCAAAGTCCAATAGCAAAAGACATTACAAGGTCATCATTGTATCCTCGCATTGCTTCTCCTCTCTAAAAAATTCTTCTAACTTACTAATAATTAGTGGTCTGGTCTTAGAAGTCGTTGAAAAACCAGCAACCATATTTCTTTCTTGTCTGTTGATTCTGTTGTTCATTTGGTGTTGAACATCAACATATTGTAAGTCTTTACTTGTATAAAATAGATTAGGATAATCCCTATCTATTACTTGTTGGATTGTTGCCCAACCAATATTATTATTCTCTATAATAAGTATCGCATCATTATATTCTGTTGCTACACTTACCAACATATTTCCAAAATCTTTTGTATTTATTCTACCTTTGTATTCTGCTACTTGTGTTAAAGTTTCTAACTCAATGACGTGAAAGGCAGAATAATCTGTCCCATCCCCTCTACTAACATCTGCACATACGATATAACTCTTTGTGTAATTTGGTGGTTCCCATACCCAACAATTACTATCAATTCCTCTTCTTTCCATTGGGTCTTTACAATGGTTTTTTCGTAAGTTTTCCAATAGTGTTGCGTCAATTACACCTGTTCCAGATGTTAAGAAGTCACAATCACACTCTTGTGCTGCACTTCCAATTCCAAGTAATGTATCTTGTTCTTTTCTCCACTCATCACCTCTGTCTGGATGAACCGTCCAATGTAATTTAATTGGATTAAATAGTCCTCTTCCCTCTTCAGCGTCTACCCAAGT